GCAAGTAGTTCCTGACTCTAATAGGGTTGTGACTGCTCCAGCGGGTAAGAGGTTCTTCACTCGTCAAGACATCGTAAACTTTTATGCGGCGGCACGACGGGGGGACATAAGCTCAAAAGACATGGTAGCGATGGAATCCGAAATCCACGCCGCGACTATCGAAGGCAGAATACGCTAGCCTTTTATACCAGTGGCACTGATATTTGTTAGGAGCATTAAAAATGGCAATTCCAGTATCCTCTGGTTATCCCCAGTATTCTTACAACGCAAACCCTTCCGGCTCAGCATTTATTCCTGAGATTTGGTCTGGTAAGCTTCAAGTTAAGTTTTACAAGAGCACCGTTCTCGGTGAGATAACCAACAACGATTGGGAAGGCGAAATCAAGAACCAAGGCGACACGGTTCATATTCGTTCAATCCCAACAATCACAATCTCTAACTACACCAAAGGTATGAACCTGAGCAATCAAGTTCCTACTTCTACTCCAATCGAGTTGACTATCGATAAGGGTAAGTACTTCTCTGTTATCGTTGATGACGTTGATGAAGTACAGGCAGATATTCGTTTGATGGATATCTTTACCAATGACGCTGGTGAGCAGATGAAGATTGCAATCGACGGTGACGTTTTAAACAACGTTGCTGCTGATGCAGCTGCTGCAAACAAGGGTGACGAAGCTGGTGCAATCTCCGGCAACATCAACCTCGGCGCTGCTGGCGCTCCTTTAGAAGTAGACAAGAACAACGTTTTGGATGTTATCCTGAACGCTGGTCAAGTTCTCGATGAGCAGAACGTCCCAGAAGATGGTCGTTGGATGGTTGTTGCTCCTTGGTTCACAACTCTGTTGAAGCAATCTGATCTGCGTCAAGCTTACTTGACCGGTGACGATACTTCACCTTTGCGTAACGGTAAGATCGGTATGATCGATCGTTTCACATTGTATGTAAGCAATAACATCAACAAGGTTAATGCTGACAATGCTTACCACTTCTTAGCTGGTACTCGCGATGCAATCTCTTTTGCATCACAGATCACCAACGTTGAAACCTTACGTGCTCAAACCACATTCGGTAACATCGTTCGTGGCTTGAATGTGTACGGCTATTCTGTTGTTAAGCCTGAAGCACTCGTAGACATCTACGCAGCTAAGGCGTAACACATTGTGGGGGAGTGGAGTGATTCATTCCCCCATTTATTTATTATGAGGATGTATGCAAAAACTACTACTGCAAAACACAACTGGCGCCGTATACCCGTGGAGTGAAAGTCTAGCTAAGCGCAAAGACATGGTTGACTACGAGCCGACAGCTAAAGCAGGTAAGACTGCTGAGAAGGTCGAAACAAACGTCGTCCAAGATGACGATATCAAAACGATGGCCCGCGAGGTGTTGACTAAGGGCGGAAAGAAATCAAATGAAGCCAAAGTCGAAGGTCAATGAAGCAGGTAACTACACAAAACCCTCTTTAAGAAAACGACTGTTCAACGAGATCAAGTCCGGCGGAAAGGGCGGATCTCCGGGAGAGTGGAGTGCTCGAAAAGCTCAAATGCTTGCTAAGGCTTACAAAGAGGCTGGTGGCGGATACAAGGACTAGCATGAAGAAATCGCAGAAGTCACTTAAAGAGTGGACTGACCAGAAGTGGACAACCAAGTCTGGCAAGCCATCGACGCAAGGTCCGGACGCAACAGGCGAGAGATATCTTCCCGAGAAAGCAATCAAGGATCTAACCTCTGCTGAGTATGCAGAAACAACGAAAGCTAAGCGGCAAGCAAAAGCAAAAGGGCAGCAGGTATCCAAGCAGCCAAAGAGCATTGCAAAGAAAACCGCGAAGCACAGGTAATGCGGGAAGGAAGCGAAATGCAGAAGAAGCAGGAGAGTCCGAACAAGCAAAAGCAGAAGAAGGAACCCACGAACAAGAAGGGTCTGCCTAATCTGCATAATGTAATTAAGGGAAGGAAAAGGAAATGAGCTTTTATATCGCCGTCCTTTTCTTTTGCGTTAATGAGTCTTGTATATTCTATAAAGAGGACCAGATCTTTCAAGACGAGAGATCTTGTTACTCTGTTGTTACTGCTAGAGTAAAAGAGCTGAGCGATAAGAATATAAGTTCTCACGGAGTATGTATGGAAATGATGATGGGTAAGCCAGCATGAAAGCATCTAACGTCAAAAAAGAAGACGGCAAATTAATTTATAGAGGTCATGCTTTCCCCGGATTTAATAAGCCAGTCAAAGCTCCACCCGGAGGCACCCATAAAAAGATGGTGCTTGCAAAGAAGGGCGACGAAGTAAAGCTAGTGAAGTATGGTCATAGAGAGTATGAAGACTTCACTCAACACAAGGACCCAGAGCGCAGAGAGAATTATCTAAAGCGTTCGGCTGGGATAAAAGACAAAAGCGGCAAGCTAACTAAAGACGATGTATTCAGTGCGAATCATTGGGCTAGGAAAGATCTCTGGTAATGGCAACCTTCCAAAACGTAATAGACAGCGTTAGAGTGGACCTACAAGATTCTGCTGGTATCCGCTATACAACAACACAATTGCTTGGGTATGCAAATGACGGCATTCAGGAAGCTTATCGTATTCGTCCGGACTTCCGTCTTGGTAACTACACTGCGGCTCCCGTCACCTACGTGGCTTCCGATAATGTTCCTTTGCCAGCCCAGTATCAAATGCTTCTCACCCACTACGTATCATTCCGCTCAGAGATGAGGGATGACGAGTACTCAATCGATGGACGCGCATCAGCAATGCTTGCTCGATTTCAGACGGAGTTGGCACGATGACAGCACACACCAGCTTCTTAGACTATGTTCTCCCTCAAGTTCCCGGTGCCACCAATGAGATGGCTCTACTTGAGATTAAGAACACAATCATCGACTTCTGCGAGAAGTCACTAATTCTACAGATAGATCACGATCCCATAACAGCAATCAACGGTATTATGGATTACGATCTTGAGCCACCTAGCGGAAAGCTTGTCGTCAAAATAATAAGATCTTGGTATCAGGGATTTGAGCTCGAGCCTGTTGGACCTGACGAAATACATACGCCATCAATATACAATCCAAACTCTGGAGCGTTAGTAAGACGAGAAGCACCTAGACTTATTACGCAAAAAGATGCTCGCACATTCTCTGTGTATCCAATACCTAACGAGACCGTTTCAAATTCAATTACCTTGCGGGTAGCGCTTAAGCCAACTAGAACATCGACAACAATAGACGACTTCATATTTGAAGATTACGCCGAGACTATTGGGCATGGCGCTATCTCCCGCTTGGCTTTATCTCCGGATAAGCCTTACTCTAATCCACAGTTGGCGGCGGCTCGTAATGCTCTCTATCTAAGCGGCTTGAATGTAGCTAGAGATAGAGCACTAAAAGGTTACGTGCGTACAAACAAGCACGTCCAGATGCGGAGAATTTAATGACAGACAAAATAAGATTAGTGCGTGGAGATACAAGACCCGCACTCATTTGTACAATTACAGATGAAACAACTGGCGGTCCTATTGGACTTACGGGAACAACCACCTCTCTTAAGTTTCGTCTTGCTGGTGCTACTGAGCTAACAGGAACATTGATTGGGGTTGTGACTGATGGACCTAACGGAGTGGTGCAGTTCAACTGGTCTGATGATCCAACGATATTAGATGGACCGGCTGGAGACTACGAGGGCGAGATCCAGATAGAATTTCCAGACGAAACAATTCAAACTGTGTACGACTTACTAAAGTTTAAGTTACGCGAGGACTTATAAATGGATGTAACGAGAGCCGTTGTTAGAGCCGTCCAGCTAAGCGCTACGGCATCTGCGGCTCCGTTAAAAGCTACAGCACGGATAGCTAGAGGCGCATTTGCTGTATCTGAAGTAAGGCCACGAGTTGGCGTTCATTTCGTTGACCCTAAGACAGAAATGTCTTATGTGTTACCAGCCGCTGATATAAGTTACATCTTGATGGATGTTGAGGCTTACGTAGACGTAAGAGGATTGAACCCAATCGTTAGGGACATTACTCCGGTAATCGATCTACAATCGTTCTTGGTTGGTAAGGGTATTGCAGATATCTCTACAACCCAAGAGACAACAAACTTTGATTTGGGTAGAGCATTAAGCAATACGGTGTACACCGGAGAAATCATCGACATACTGTTGACGATCCTGCGTTACCCTGAAGACTACTACTCAGTAAGTGATTCTAGTTCGATAGGAATCAACCCCAACAAGACTGAGGTTGTATTCACATCAGAGCTGTACAATCTCTTGTATGAAAAGGGATTGCAGGACGATGCTACTGCTACTGAGCAAAAGCAAATAACATTTAGTAAGCCAGTTTCTGAATCTCAATCTTTAGCGGATGAGAATAGTATAGGCGTATCAAAAGCTCAGAGCGATACTGTAATCAACTCCGATTCATTTAATCGAGTTGTGAATTTTATTAGAAGCAATTCTGAGTCTGTTTCTTCTGGCGAACAAAAATATTTTGTTGTAGGAAAAGCAGTATCTGAAGCAATTGATGCAAGTGATTTCAAATTACTTGATTTTCAAAAATCAATTACAGATACATTTACATCTCCAGACTTTGCTTCTGTTGAAGCGCAGTACAATAGATTCTTTGATGAGAACTTGTCGTCAATTGATGACAGTGCAATTTCGTATGGAAAGAATCAATCAGACCAAGTATCTGTATTAGACAGCTTTGATCGAGTTCTAAATATTGGATTGCAATTAGCTGATGTGCAAAGCGCAGTTGACAATTTCGAGAAGGTTATTCCAATCTCGAAGTTCTTTGCAGATATCGTTAGAGTAACCCCTGATTATGGGCCTCTCAATGAGATTGTGTTAAACGCAATCCCTGTTGGAGGAGTATTAGGTGGGGACTTTGCTAGGCCAAATAGAACTACTGAAAGCGGAGCATCAGATTCGTTTGGAGTTTCCGATGGCGGTAGCTGGTCGATACAAAGCTACGCAGACGCAAGTTACTTTGCTCAAGACTATGTAGGTATAGGCGGATCAATATAATGGCAACAATCGTAACCAGAGCCGGTAAAGGATCGCCGCTCACCAACAATGAGCTCGATGATAATTTCATTAATCTGAATAATCAGGCGAACACTAATACAACAAACATTGCTGCCAATACCGCAAGCATTGCGAACAAAATAACTCAGGGTGCGTCTGGGATAGATAACACTGGCCCCCTATACTATAACGAGCGAACTATTAATCAGAACATCACTATTGCCGGAACAGATAACGTATTGTCTGCTG